GGCACATGCACCGGGATGAGGAGCGCATCCTCCAGGGCCTGGGCCAGTACGCCGAGGAGGTTGACGCCCAGGTTGACACCCCCGAGCCCGGGGACATCGCCGTGTTCCGCTTCGGGCGCTGCTACAGCCACGCGGCCATCGTGCTGGACTGGCCCCTGGTGATCCACGCCTACGTGGGCCAGGGCGTGCGCCAGGCGGACGCCTCGACAGGCGCCCTGGCCGGCCGCCCCATCAAGTTTTTCAGGATCAGATCATGAGTGGATTGTTCGGTGGTCAGACCATCACCAACCGGGAGGAGCGCATCGCCGGGGTGCGCGTCCAGTCCTCCACTTATGGCGTGGCCATCCCCCTCTACTACGGCCCCAACCGGGCCAGCCCCAACCTGCTGTGGATGGGCGACTTCAACGCCATCGAGCACAAGTCCAGCCAATCCCAGGGCGGCAAGGGAGGCGGGATGGAAACCGTCTCCATCACCTACACCTACACCACGGCCCTGATGCTGGGCCTGGGCGAGGGCACGGTGAGCGTGGACAGCGTCATGCCCAACAAGGACGGCTTCCAGGCCCTGTCTGCCCTGGGCCTGGAGTTGATCGCCGGGGCGGTGGGGCAAGCCACCTGGGGGCACCTCACGGCCAACCACCCCACCGAGGCCCTGGGCTACTCCGGCACGGCCTACCTGGCGGCCAGCGCCTATGCCCTGGGTAACAGCGACTCGATCCCGAACTTCTCCATCCAGCTGACCGGCCAGCCCAGCCTCACCCTGATGTCGGAGTATGTGGATGATTTCCTGATCAACAGCCGCTATGGGGCCGGATTCCCCTCCTGGCGACTGTCCGGCCTGGCCAGCGTGGATGCCTACCTGGCCGCCGAAGGTGTCACCTTCTCCCCCCTGGCGGTGGAGCAGCGGGCCGCCGCCGACTACCTGCGCGAGTGGTGCGACATGGCCAACACCGCCATGGTGTGGTCCGATGGCCTGCTCAAGTTCATCCCCCGTCCCACTACGGTCACCCTCGTCGCCGACCTGGGGCCGGATGACTTCATGCCCGGGGCCGCCGGAGACCTCCCGGTCAAGGTCACCCGCAGCAACCCCCAGGACGCCTACAACCAGGTCCAAGCGGAATATCTGGACGCCGCCCACGACTACAACGTCGCGGTGGCCGAGGCCAAGGACCTGGCCAGCATCGACCAGCTGGGCCTGCGCCCGGCCAGCCCGGAGCGTTACCACGCCGCCAAGTCCGCCGAGGTCGCCACCTGGATCGCCCAGCACCGGTTGCAGCGCAAGCTCTACGTCCGCAACACCTACCGCTTCCGCCTGGGCTGGCGTCACGCCCGCCTGGAGCCCATGGACGCGGTCACCCTGACCGAGCCCCTGCTGGGCCTGGACCATGAGCCCGTCCTCATCACTGAGATCGGGGAGGATGATGATGGGATGCTGTCCGTGGTGGCCGAGGAGTGGAACGGCCTGACAGGAACCGTCTCCGCCAGCGTGCCCCCCGCCCCCGCCGGCCCCGGGGTGGATCATGGCATCGCCCCGGGCAACGCCCAGGCGCCCGTGATCTTCGAGCCCCCGCCGGCCCTGTCTGGTGGCATCCCGCAACTGTGGCTGGCCACCGGCGGCGGCGCCGACTGGGGCGGCTGCGAGGTCTGGGCCAGCCTGGACGATGCCTCGTACCAGCGGGTGGGTATCCTGACCAGCAAGGCCCGCCACGGCACCCTGCGGGCCACCCTGCCATCCGGCGCCGCCTTGGATACCACCAACCTCTGCAAGCCCCACCTCCTCCAGGGCGAGCTCCTGGACGGCACCACCCAGGACGCCACGGACCTCCTCACCCTCTGCTGGGTGGCCGGCGAGTGCCTGGCCTACCGGGATTCCACCCTGGTGGCCGCCGGGGACTACGACCTGGGCTACCTGGTGCGCGGCGCCTACGGAACGGTCATCGCCTCCCACGCCAGCGGGTCGAAGTTCGTCCGCCTGGATGACGCCCTGTTCAAGCTCAACCTGAGCGACCTCTGGGTGGGCCGCACCCTCTACGTCAAGCTGACCAGCTTCAACATCTACGGCGCCGCCCTGCAATCCCTGGCCGACGTGTCGCCCGCCACCTACACGGTCTCCGGCACCGCCGGCGCCGCCCTGTCCGGCTTCAGCGCCACGGTGTTTCAGACCAGCATCTCCCTGGCCTGGGCGCCGCCCGTGGAACCCGGGAACTACGCCCGGGTGGACGTGCTGCGGAACACCAGCAACAACAGCGCCACGGCCACGGTGATTGCCAGCCTCCAGCCTGGCCAGGCCACCTACACCGACACCCTCGGGGTGTCCGGCGCCACCCGGTATTACTGGGTCCGGCTGGTGGGCCTGAACGGCGAACTGGGCACCCTGTCGGCGGTGGCCAGCGCCACCACGGGGACGGTGGGCGGGATCTACGTCAGCAATACCATGCCCGGGTCCACCTACCTGGGCCAGGATGTCGTGTACTACTCCATTGGCGAGGACCTCTGGGAGTGGTCGGGCACCGCCTACGTGCGGGCCGCGCCCGTGGTCAATGCCAGCCAGATCAATGCCGCCAGCCTGTCGTCCATCAGCGCCAACCTGGGGAGTGTCACGGCCGGCGCGATGAATATCGCCGGGAAGTTCGTGGTGCTGGCGGATGGGACCTACCAGCTAAATGGAACATCCGCCAGCTATCTGGCTGGCGGCCAAAGCGGCTTCAATACCGGAATTGGATATTATTTGGGATTTTACAACGGTGCCCACGTATTGAGCATTGGAGACCCAAATAAATCGTTCATGGAATGGGACGGTGATATGTTAAGAGTAAATGCACCCGCGAAATACTCTGCTGGAAACTCACTCCTTTTTAATGTACCTGGAACATACTCGCAATCAGATACAACCGATGTCAAAAAGGTTGCAATATACATAAACGAGGGTTATGGCGTTGTGAGGCTAATTTTTACTATGTCTCATACCGGGTCAGGATCAGACTGGGTTAGAGTAAAGACATACGTCGATGGGGCTGAAGTCAATTCAAAACTATCAACAACCACGCCGTATGAGTACACCGTCGACGTAACTGTGGCGCAGTATTCAAAAATTGAACTGAGCGTTGCCAGCCGCAGCTCTACTGTTACAGGATCAATTTCCAACATTACCGTCAATACCAATTACCTTAATGGTTACGAGGCGTTGTAATTATGACCCCGATAATGATTGTCATATTGACGCTTATTGGAATTGATGCGCCATCAGAGTTAAACGTACAACAGATACAATTCCGCACCATGGAATCCTGCATCCAATCCGCACAATTGCTCAAACAGGAATTGACCGGGCTAAATGTCCAGGCCATATGCCTGGACCGCAGCGCGGAAAAACCGGGGAATTGACCATGACCGAAAAAACCACCGGCATCATCACCTATACCGCCTCGGGCGTGGCCATGTTAGGCGGGGTCACCCTCACGGACTGGGCGGCCCTCGTCGGCGCCCTCGTCGCCGTCCTCTCATTCCTCTACAGCATCTGGCACAAGACCCAATTGCGGAAAATTGCGCGGGAGCGAGTGGTCATCGACGATATCGAGGAGGCCGACGCATGATCCCGATTCCGCAATCCCTGCGCGGCCGGGCCGCCGCCGCTCTGCTGGCCCTCTCCGCCGCCGGCCTGGTGGCCATCGCCAACCACGAGGGCTACACCGAGCGGGCGATCATCCCCGTGGCGGGTGACGTGCCGACCATCGGGTTCGGGACCACGGCCGGGGTGAAGCTGGGCGACCGCACCACGCCCCCCCGGGCCTTGGCCAGCCTGTTGGCCGGGGTGAGCGTCGCCGAGCAGGCCGTCGCCCGTTGCACCACCCAGCCCATCACCCAGGGACAATTCGACGCCCTGGCCTCGCTGGCCTACAACATCGGTGGCGGCGCCTACTGTGGCTCCACCCTGGTGCGCCGGCTCAATGCCGGAGACTGCCCGGGTGCGGCGGCCGAGTTCGACCGCTGGGTGCGGGTTCAGGGCAGGGTGGCGCCTGGCCTTGTCGCCCGGCGGGCCGATGAGCGGGCGCGATTCGCGGCGGGGTGCCCATGAGGCCGGGCCACACACGATGGGATGCGCTCACCTGGATGATCCCCTTGACGATCGCCCTTGTCCTTGCCGGTTGTGGCGCCGCTGTTGGCTGGTGGTGGGCCCAGCCAGATGGTCGGCTACCCGAGACCCCAGCCCCGGCCCAGCGCCAGACCGACAACAGCCTGGTGCTGGAGCGCCGCCCGGATCCGGCCGCTCGCCCCCGCCAGCAGATCCCGCCGGGGGCGAAGGTGGTGCGCATCGCTCAGGCCACCGTCCAGCCTGATACCCCGACCCCGCCAGCAGGACAGCCGTGCCCCCCGATCACCGTCGATCTCTCTCTCATCCGCGACCAGGACGGCGCCCACCGCGTCCTGGCCAGCAGCCCGGACGGCCAGGTGGTGGGCGGCATTGATGTGCCGGTGGAGCCGGCCCAGGCCCCAGAGCCCCCCCGCCGCTGGGCCGCCGGCCTGAGCTGGTCACCCGTCACCCGCACGTCGGGCATCTGGCTGGAGCGCGATGTGCGGATCCCGCTCCTCGATGTGCAGGCCCGGGTGGGGGTGGACGTGCGCCAGGCGGCTGGCGTGCAGGCGTCTGCACAGGGGGTGGACGGATTGATCAGGGTTGGGATCGCGTTCTGATCAAGCAGCTCTAATCGCCTGCTTTGACCATAAGAAGCAACGCACTAGCTCAGGCGGACGCCGCTTGCGGCGTGTCGCCTGGAGCGATGGGTTGTGCGTCAAATGGTGAGACGGAGGACGAATGAATGAGTTGGCACTTTTCGCGGGCGCTGGTGGCGGAATACTCGGCGGCAAGCTGCTCGGGTGGCGAACCGTTTGCGCTGTTGAATGGCAGCCCTACGCCATTGGGGTTCTGTGCCAGCGCCAGAACGATGGAATTCTTCGCCCGTTCCCGATCTGGGATGACGTTCGCACTTTCGACGGGCGACCTTGGCGCGGAGTGGTTGACGTGGTTTCTGGCGGCTTCCCGTGCCAGGACATCAGTATCGCAGGTAAGGGTGCCGGCCTCGATGGAGAACGCTCCGGCCTCTGGCGGGAAATGGCCCGCATTATTGGCGAGGTACGACCCCGCTACGTGCTCGTGGAAAACTCCCCAATGCTCACTCTTCGCGGACTCGGAACCGTCCTTGGAGACCTGGCCGAGATGGGGTTCGATGCGGAATGGGGAGTGCTGGGAGCGCATTCCATCGGTGCCAACCACAAGCGAGAACGAATCTGGATTTTGGCCCACGCCAACACACAGCCCGCGGGACGCGAGCTGCACGATGGAGACAGCACTTAAATGGGACGGAGTAGCGAAGCAGGACTCTTTGAGCTTTGCGGTAGCCCGCGAAGAAAAAGCCGAAGGGCGACACATCCCGCATGGGCAACTGAACCCGCCGTGGGTCGAGTGGATCATGGGGTGGCCCATCGGGTGGACCGACTTAAAGCCGCTGGCAATGGACAAGTTCCTGGAGTGGTGGCGGCTGCATGGCGGATTTTGACGCACAACGCTGAGGTAACGGGCCTGAGCGCCGCAGGGCGCGAAGGTCCGCGTTGACCGCCGTGTTGTGCGGCTGGCGGTAAAAATACTTTGAAAAATGTCTTGACTTTATTCTGATAGACGACTAGACTAGATTCAACGGTGAGGGAAAGGCCCCAACCGCAAAACTCAGGAGAAAAGATCATGACCGAGAACCTCAAAAAATTCGCAGCCGCCACAAACAACGAACTCTTCGACGCGGACTACAAGGGCGGCGAGTGGATGTGCGAACACGTTGAGACGCAGGAAACGCTGGAGCAGTGGGAAGAGTCGAGCAAGGGCTGGAACGAGCGCACCGCGATGAAGACCGGCGAAATCGGTGGTTTTCCGTTCCGCGCCTGGAAGAACGTGCAGGCCGTGAAGGGCCAGCCGCGTCAGAGCATGAGCGTGGTGGACCTCGGTGATGTGCGGATCGCGCTGCCGGGAACCGACTTGACGGTTTTCTGATGCGCGGCGGAAAACGGGAAGGGGCGGGCCGTAATCCCGCCCCGGAGCACCTGAAGAAGGTGCCCTACAACACCAAGCTCCCGCAGTGGCTGCGGGACTGGCTGACGGGTCCGGAGCGCGAAGAAAGCGGGCCGGTAATGATCGAAAGGGCACTGTGCCGGATGTACAAGCTGAAGCCTCCGGCAGAGTGATGAAGACGCACAACGCCGAGCTAAAGGGCCGGAGCGGCGAAGCCGCGTAGGTCCGCTTTGAGCGCCGTGTTGGCAGGCGCCGCAACTCTGGAGTAATGACGATGGACACGCAAGACCCGAGCAAAAACGTGCCGGCATGCTGCCGGTGCAACTGGTGGAGCTTCCTGAACAGCGTAGCCGGGCAATGCCGCAGGATGCCGCCGGCTGCGCACTTCGAGGACGGCCACTACTGGCCGATCACCGGGCGGGCCGACTGGTGCGGTGAATTCAAGACCACGTTCGCTGCGAGCGTGGAGGCGGATGGGCGCTCCGACGAGCCTGCCAACGCTTGAATTAACCGGCTGGCCGGCTTTTCGGCCAGTCCGGGTTGAATGATTTGTTGGGCGTAATGCCCGGAGAGGAAACGAAATGTTTGAACCTGAAAAACTCCCAGCCCCGGACGACATGGGCTTATTCGTTCATCCGGATATTCCCGGCGATGAAGGAGATAACGTAACCGACCTTTGCAAGGCTCTTGGCTTCAAGGTGGCTGTTGTTTCTATGGAGGACGACGCCCCAGAGCTTTCCGACGCATGGCACGAGACAGGTGATATGACCGCACCGGCCCGCTGGACACCGACCCCTCCCGGCGAGGGCTGGATACTCGTTGCGAAGTACGACACCGAGGATGGCCCCTACGCGATGTTTGTGACGCCCAACGCATGAATTCACAGGCGACCCGCAGCTTTATCGCGGGGCGTCCTGTGGAATGACGGGTTAGCCGTGACGCCCGATGAAAGGCACGGTTTTTCAGGAGCCACAAATGAGCAAAGACGAACAAGCGATTGAAGCCGAGATTCAAGCCAAGGGGTTGAACGCGCCGCGCCTCTCGCCGGAAAAGATTGACGCCGTGATTACAGGCGAGGACTACCACGTTTTCCCCGGCACGACGCTGACGGTGTGCTGCCTGAAGCTGCGCAACGGCTTCACGGTGACGGGCGAAAGTGCAGCGGCCAGCCCGGAGAATTTCGACGTTGAACTCGGCAAGAAGATCGCCAGGAGCAACGCCCGCGACAAGATTTGGGCGCTCGAAGGCTACGCCCTGCGGGAACGCCTCGCGGCCTGATGAACTGGAGGGCGTCATCGGTTCAGGCTGGTGACGGCTAACGCAGAAATAAGGGGCGGCGAAGCCGTCCCGCTTGATTGACGGGTTAGCCGGCTGCCCGTTGCGAAGCCCGGCAGAACTGAAAGGAATTGTATGACCAAGAAAGTGCGAATCGAGAACGCCGACACGGCGGACTACAAGGTGCTGGTGCAGGTATGGGATAAGGGCCACAACGGAGAGCCTGACGTGATGGCCTTCGAGCGCCGGCTGGACTTCCCGACCGCGATGACCGGCGACGACGTGTATCTGACCAGCACGCGCTACATCGTCGTCAAGGAGGTGTGATCGTGCCGACAGGAGCGCCGTTGATTTGCCGGACGTGCGGGGAAGCGATTGCCGAAAAGAATGGCTCGCGCTACTGCCGAAACGGATGCCAGATTTACACGGCGCAACCTGTCGGCGCTGAATACGG